GCTTGAGCGTGACGTTGCAGTCAACAAGCTCATGAAAGAGTTGATTGTTGGCTACGTCGCCAACAATGCCGACACCCTCGCGCCCGATGAAATGTGCGAGATGCTCAAGCGGCTTTCCGGCCTTCAAGAAAGCTCTGTGCGGGCCTACAACTCGCTGCTTTCGGCTGTTGAGGGGGGCTAGGCATGGCGCAGAAAGGCCCTAACCTCAGCCGAAAACCCAAGGCCGCACCCCAGCCCTACGCCCCCAAGCCCGAATGGCTGAACGGTGCCGAGGGCTTCTTCAACTGGTGCGAGGATGTGAAGCCTTGCATTCTGACGAGGCGAGGCCAGTACACCGTATTTATGCCCGAGCCGTGGCAACGGCAGATCATCGAAGACGTGTTGAGCACAGACGCCAACGGTGACTTCGTCCATGACCTGGCTTTGCTCATCACACCGCGTCGGCACGGTAAGACCAACATCTATGCGCTCATTGTGCTTTGGCTCTCAGGGGTACGGCAGAACCACACCACTCAAGTGCTGGGCAACACCGAGCAGCATGCCGAGCGCGTCCAGATGAAGGCCCTCAAGGGCATCATCAGGAACACCCCCAAGCTCTCTGAACTGTTCCCTGAGTCGCTCATTCAGAAACACCTCATACAGACGACCCCGGAGTGGGGTAGCGTGATCCAGATGGCGGCGGTGAACATGTCCAACGCTTTCGGCGACAAGCTCAATGTGCTCTGGGTGGGCGACTTCCACGCATGCCCCGACACTAGCCCATTCGACGCATACCAAGCCGCTTTGTTGGACTCTGAGAACACCCTGTGTCTCATCGACTCCAACCCCGACAGCGAGGGTGGGCACGTCCACACGCTGGAGATGGATGCCGGAGCCGACGAGAAGACATACTGCCACCGCATCGAATACCGCGATTTTGAGCACTACAGGGCCGAAGCCCCGTCATGGATTGACCGACACAAGGCGGCGAAGCTCCAGCGCACCCAGCTTGAGACGGCCTTCAAACGGGACATCCTTGGGCAGCGCACCAGCGCGGTCAACGCCCTCTTCCAGTCCGAAGACATCAAGGCCTGTATCGCAAACTACAGCATGCCGGTACCGCCCGAGAGTCTCCGTGACTTCTTCGACGGTAGGCAGTTTGTTGTGGGTGCCGGTCTCGACAAGGCCAAGGCCATCAGGCTGACCAGCAATGACCGCACTGTCTGGACGGTGGTGGCGAAGACATCTAACGCCGATGATGGCGAACCAGAATACTGGGTGCTCAACCAAGTGACATGGGACTTGGGCTTCAACAAACGCATCAAAGCCCAGATGACCGAGGATCACAAGCGCTACGCCCCCGTTGGTATCGCCCTGGAGGCGTATGAGACAGAGGAGCTTCTCATATGGGGGCTGGACAACAGCATGCCTGTTGAGACGGCCCAGCCGACAGCGCAAGGCCAGTACAAGCCCTTCATCACCTTGCATGAGGTGGTGAAAGACGGGCGGCTCCACTTCTCCAGAGACTGCAAGTACCTTGAAGAGGAGATGCGAACGTTTCTGGTTGACGAGTCCACCAAGTTGCCGACCTTCGGCCACGCCAAGAACTGCCATGACGACCACGTCTACAGCTTGGCATGGGCAATCTGGTCCATGCGACACAAGGAACTCGCCATTTACGAGCTTCCCCTCTTTCACTGTGAGAGCAAGAGCCACCTGCAACGGTTCTGCTATCTGCGCGGCGGCGCGGAAGTGCTCTCTTGCGGTCACTTTTGTGAGGGACACCACATCTGCCGCCAGATGTACAACCAGTACAAGGCGGTCCATCCCCACACCGAACTCACCTTGCCGGAATTCCATGCCAGCAGAGTCAAGGGGGGCAGGGTCATTCTCTCCGCAACATAACGAGGTACACAATGCCGACCATCACAACAGCAAACAGCTTCTGCACCATCGCAGAAGCTGACGCTATTCTTGACTCCTTTCACGCGGGCACGGGTTGGGCACCGCTCGACGCCGCCAGGAAGGCCCGGTTGCTCATCACGGCTACCCGCGTTCTCCGCATGGTCTATGGGGTGCAGGCCGAGGGGGCAGAGGCTGCGGTGTTGAAAGACGCCGCCGCCTTTCAGGCTCTCTTCATCCACCAGAACGCCAACCTCATTGAGAATGTCATGGGGGCTGGCATCGGACACACCATGTCCGAGGCGCTGGGCAGCATTGCCCGCACAAGGGCCAAGGCGGGCTTCGACATTGAAGACGCCATCAGCCCATATGTGAAGCGCATGTTCCCCGGCAGCACCATAGAACTCGTGAGGGGCTAACCATGTTTTGGAGCAAATCGAAACAAATCACTGACGAGGTGTGCCGCACCGCAGTGTTCGCAGAGACCAAGGCCCGCAAAGCCGAGGCCGTCAAGCGGCTCGACTACTATCACGGCGAACAGGTGGACTATCTCAACGACGAGATCGCCCGCACCTTCCAGAAGTCCGAGAAGGTGAAGCCCCTCTGCGTCAACATCGTGAAGAAGATCGTGGATAACCTCGCCACGGCCTACATCAGCCCGCCCAAGCGCGAGATTGAGGGCACTGACCGTGACAAGGAACTCTTCGGCCAGATCGCAGCGGACTCCATGCTCTCCATCAAGATGCAGGATGCTTCCCGGCTCACTAAACTGCTCAAGACGGCCATGATTCGCCCGGTCTGGAGCAACGGAAGGATCAGACTCGACATCTTGACCCCCGACATGCTTGATGTGGTCACCGGAGACGCCCCGGAAGACCTTGAGAAGGTCATCGTGACGCATGACCCCACTGGCAACACAAAGGACGTGAAGCGTCGAATCTGGACGCCTGACGAGGTCATCACAACCGATTACCACTTCACCGAACTGGCGAGGGAGCCCAACCCGTATGGGGCGCTGCCCTTTGTGCCGCTCTGGGATTCCCTGCCCATCGGTTCCAGCTTCTGGGTGAAGGCTGACGGCAACCTCGTCAACGCCCAAGACCGACTCAATGACTTGTGGACCAAGCTGCTCTTGATGATTGACTATCAGGGCATGGGCATCTTTGCGATGAAGGGCGCGAAGCTCAACGGAGGCCTCAGCCCGCTCGACGTGGTGCCTCTGGACGAAAACGGTGACCTCAAGGTTGTGAACCCCGACCCGCTCGTCACCGAGACGCTAGAGGCCATCAAGGAACTTCAGCGCGAGGTGGCCGTCAACTACGGATTGAGCGCCGCAATCATGAGCACCGACAGCAAGGCCGAAAGCGGTGTTGCGAAGTTGGAAGACAACCGGGAGCTACTCACCAAGCGTGATCGGGAAATCGCCTTGTTCCGGGTCTATGAGAAGCGGCTCTTCGACCTCATCAAACTGGTCTGGAACACAAACAACCCCACCCAGACATTCAGCGAGGGGGCCACGCTCAAACTCGACTTCGCAGAGGTCAAGAAAAGCCTCTCGGAGACCGAGCGGCGTGATGTGTGGGAGCGTGACCTTGAGCTTGGTATCAAAGACCGGGCAGATATCCTGATGGAGGCCAACCCAGACTTCACTGATCGGGAAGAGGCGAAGGCCTACCTGATGGAGCGCAGACGCTTTAACGGTGAGTATGTCAACGATATTGAAATGAATTACCCGGAACCCTCTTCACTCGAAGGCTAATCTGAGCTAAATTCCGATGGAAAAGGGGGGAGCAAATATGTTCCCAGAAGGTGTTGCACCATTGCAATGGAATTTTTCTTTTTCATTCGGAGATTTGGCTACGCTGCTTTCTGGCATAGGCACAGTCCTTGTCGCAATTTCGGCTTTGATGGTTGCCAAAAAGCAAACTCAGATCATGGAATGGCACAAGGATCGTGCATTAGAAGAAAAACGAATGGAAGTGTTTGAGTTTAAAAGAAAGTCTCTCTCAAGTGCTTATACGTTGTGTGTTGCTGTAAGAAATTCAAAAGAGGCAGACGCAGAGAGCGTTGACTTCCTAAATAGTAAGCACCTGCTGTTGAAAGAGTACTTTAAAGAGGATACCGCCGTAAAAATTAGAAATGTGTTGGCTTATTACAATATGTACACGGGCGCTGAAGCGAGTACCCAATTAGATCCAGACGCAAAGAAAAAAGTAATACATACGTGCAAAACAAAAATTGCAGAAATTATTAAAGAATTTTATATCTATTGGGATGAGGTCACTTACTGACAACAGAGTCACCAATCAGGTCGACTTTGACCAGCGTTCAAGGCGTTCTTAGGGAAGAACGCCTTTTCATTTCAAGGCCTAGCGAGGATGCCTTCCTCGCTAGGCCTTTTCTTTAACCCCAAATCCGTGGAGATGCCATTTGGACGACCAGTCCCCCGGCAACGCCCCCGACAGAGGCGAACAGAACCAGAATCAGGACACCATCCATGAACAGCAGGCTGAAGACATGGTGCCCAGGGCCTCACTGGACGAGGTCAATGGTAAGTACGACGCCATGACCAAGGAGCTTGATGCCCTGGCCTCTGCCGAAGTGGAAGCCCTGCCTGAAGACATGCGTGACATCGTGCCCGACCTGGACCCCGTGGCGAAGCTTAAATGGCTCAGCGCCGCCAAGGCCAAGGGCGTCTTCAACAAGGCCCCCGTCCGCGCCTCTGACCCTGATTCCAAGCGGCCCGACACCCCGAAAACCAACACCGGTGCTTCCGAGTACGAGAAGTACCTTAAATCCCTTGGAGCATAATCCATGCCTATCATCGCCTCTGACTTCGCCGATGCGAAGAACCCCGAACTGTACAAGACCATCGTTGAGACCGTGAATGGTGCCAGCCCGGTGCTGGACTTCCTGCCGTTCATGCCGCTCAACAACGACACCTTCAAGTACAACTCTGAAGGCCTGCTGCCCGGCGTGGCCTATCGCAACTACAACGAGGAATACACCGAGAACACCAGCGTGGTAGTCCCGAGCGTGGAATATCTCCGCATCTTCGGCGGCGATTCCGACATTGACGTGAAGATGATGGACGCAAACGGCGGCATCGCATACCGCGCCAACGAGGATCGGAAGAAGGCCAAGGCTCAGGCCCTGTTCTTCGCTAACGAATTCTTCGTGGGCGACTCGGTCAACAACACAGTCACCCGCATGGATGGCCTCCGCACACGTC